CCGCATCAGGGAAATCGAATTGCCTGAGCACCTTGTCAGCGGCAGAGACGGCGATCATTTCGCCGATCTTGCCAGCCCCCGTCACGAGTTCCAGAAGCGCTTCGGCGGTCTCTTCCCGCTTGGTCTGGTAACTTGGTCCAGTGTCCACCGTCACGTCGTAGCGCCCGACGTGCGGCGGGATCTCGATCATTTCGGACTGGCCGTCCTCTCGGACAATCCGCTGTACCCGGCCAGGCGGATAGAAGTGCGGATAAAGGTCGACCAAAACCCGTCCCAATTGCCGCAACGAGCGCGTCAGGTTGTCGTAGAAGTCAAAGTGACTGACATCCGCGAGCCCCTGCCGGCGCTTGATCGCAACGCCTGACACAACCTCGCCCTTCTTGTCGGCATCGGGATCGTGCGGCATCCCGGCGACGAACAGGAAGTTGGACTGGTTCGACTGGCTCCACTCCTGGAACCCCTGCGCCAGCGGCGGCGGCTCCTGGCGCATCGGAGGCGGCGCGTACGTGCCATCCTCGAGCCGCACCGGCTTGTACGGAAGCGCGCTGATCGGCTTGCGATTCGCATCCCGCCAGGCCGGCTCATGCCCGTCTGTCTGCCCTTCCGCGACCAGCCAGGGCGCCTTGGGCTGCAGCGCGTAGACCTCGGTCTTCGAGGTCTCGCTGTAGTTGTACATCCGGCCCGGGTCCATCAGATCTTTGACCATGCCCTTGCGGCGGATCTTGCCGTTGATGTCGAGCTCGCGCCCGTACACCGGAACATAGGGAATCCATTTCCCGGGCCAGTCCCATTCACTCAGTACGCGGAAGGCCGACATCAGGAAACACCGCACGACCTTTCGAGTCGTCGAGCGCTCCCGGGTGATCATCAAACCGGCGTGGCGCATCGCCTCGGCATCGGGCATCGCGCTCTTGAGCATCGTGCGGCCATCCGACAGCTGCAGCAGCGTGTCTGGCTTGCTCTCGATGCGCCAATACTTCGCGACCCGGATCTGCTCCTTGTTCGACCAGTCCGAAATGTCGTCTCCCTGGCCGACAAAGTTCCAACCACCTGGGTCCAAATGGCCATACAGGTCACGGTAATCCGTCCGCGGCATCATCTCCGACTCAATCAACCAGCGAAGATCTGAGCCATCCGGCAACTCAGACGCGGGGTCGGCGTAGATCTTGAACGGATTGCGATGTGGGACGATCAGCAGATCCTGATCGAAGCTGTCGTAGCTCACGTAGTCATTTGTGACTGACAGCCAGCCCCAACCGCCAGAAATGGCGGAACTGACAGCGCAGTCATAGGCGTAATCCGCGCTCGAGACAATCTCAACGTGACGTGTCAGGCCGTTCAGCTTCTTCGCGGTCTCGACATCTGCGCCATCGCCAACCGGATCGATCTTGATCCGCGGGCGGTTCTCGCGGCAGGCGTTCTCAACTCGACGTACGACGGCATCGGTCAGGTTGATCGTGAGGCAGGGACGCGCGTCCGTATCGCGATCCCGCTTCACATCAACCGGCCACTGGTCACCGTTGCGAAAGTTCAGCGCTGTGATGGCTTCCGTGCGATTGACTGATTCCGCATCCGATGAGAGACGCAGCCGCTCACGGGCCTCCCGGACAATGTCTTCGGGAGTGTTGGCGAGCCTGTCGTGTTCCACGTGGAGCTAACCCATCCACCCGCCAGGAGACGGCATCGGACCCGGCACATGCCGGCGAGATTGTGCGGCCTTCACCTTGAACTGCCGCCGCATCATGTAGGCATAGCGCGTGGCGCTCATCAGATCGTCAGCCTCTTTCACAATCACACCGTCTTTGCGGTGATAGGTGTTGAACTCTTCGAACCAATCCGTGAGGTGCGCGAACACTTTCAACCGTCCTGTCTGCATCCGGTCGAGCAGGTCCTGGACACCCGCCTCCACGCCGTTCGTTCCATCCTCGAAGGTCGCGTGAGTGGGCATCATGGTCAGTCCCTGGCCCTTGTAGAGCTGCGCGAGCTGGGCCTGGTCGGCTGTCCCGAACTTCCCCCCGGATTGCTTGCCGTCATGCGGCCAGGCCCACGGGAGCCAGTCTCCCCACGGTTTGACCGCCGCGGCGAACATCGCGGGTGTCTGCTGTTTGGCCCGGTGAGCGGCAATCACGTAGAGGATGTCGCTGTCCGCATCGTGGGCCATGCGGACGCCGGCAGACGGGTGATCCCACCCGAAATCGATCCCACAGCCCTGCGGCCAGTGCGATGGAATCGGGAAGCTCTGGACCTTGATCTCGCTCTCATCGAGCGGGAACACGCGTCCCGATCCCAGCATCGGGATACCGCTGGTGCGCGCCTTGCGCTCATGCGCCGGATAGCTCGCGATGATCGCGGCCCGCTGCTCAGGGCTGTAATGCTCGACATCCTCGATGGTCATCTGCGTGACGTGCGTACCGTCTACCGCAGTGGCTCGAGGGTAGAACCGCCGCACCACGTTCGACATCCCTAAGAGCGGCGTGAACGTAATGGCGACCGGGCACAAACCCACGTTGGTGCGGGTCAGGCCCTCGCTGTAGATATCCTCGGGCGGCTCTTCGTCGAACCAGACCCAGTTGAGCGTGGGCCCCTGCCACTTCTCACGGCCCTGATCGTAGGACTTGAAGCCGATGAGGCTGTCGCCCGGCTGGATATCCCCGCCCCCACCGAAACGCACCACGAGCGTATCCAACGCATCGGCGAGCCCTCTGCGGGGCGCTACGTCCTTGATGGCATCCTTGGGGATCATCCCCGTGCCAGGCGCTCCCAGGACACCGTAGAGGATTCGCTGGGGGTTATCGCGCGTGCTCTCACCCGTGACACCTGCGACCCAAGCGAGGATCGGCTTGTCGAACACGCGACCATCCCACCAGTCAGGATAGCGACCGGTCACGTGCATCGCAGTCTCAGCACCCGCGCTCAGCGTCTTGCCGAGCTGGTTGCCGGCCATCAACAGGCGTTCGCGGTGAGTGCGACCGGCAGCGTGGAACTCCCGCTGCTTCGGGTAAGGCCGGTACTCAGTGAGTCGCCGATAGCTCTGGCGCTTGGCCTGCTCCCTCTCCAGTGCTCGCAGCAAGGCGAGCTCGGAGCAAGGCGATTCCAGCGGTGAGCTCTGCATCAGTCACTTCGTCAAGCGGCAAGGTCTGTTCGGTCTGCTTCGGCATCAGGCTCGCGACAATCGAGAGGTAGCGGCCGACATCCTCTTCTCGGCACTGCTCGATGGCCTTCTTGCCGTTCTTCTCGAAATCGTCGGCCAGCGCGTTCAGAAAGCCGCCCTGCAGGCGATTGCGGGCGCCCTTGGGCTTCCCACCAGGGTTGCCGGATTGGCCGGGCTCGAACCGTGAATGCTCAGGCGGCGGAGGCGTGGGCATCTGCCTGCATCTGAGGCTGTGAAATCAATTTGGCCTTCACCTTGTCCACGAACTCGTACGACGGCAGGTAGCTCCAGGCGGCATCGAATTCGAACGTGTAGGCGAGGCCATCCTTGACCCACCCAGCGACGAATCCGTCGTGAGTAATCAGGTACCGAACTTGAACAGGCGCTTCAACAACGGAACTGATCAGGCCAGCCATCACATGCAGGGGGAACTGCGCGTTAGCCATTGACGATCCCCGCCACATCTTCTTCCCGAGCGATCACGTGTACCTCGTTCCCGATCATGACCTGGGGGAGCGAGTAGCCGTCGATCTCGAGCCCACCCAGCTCTACGGTGTCTCCGACCTTCACATCGCATGGCCGGAAAGCTTTGGACTCCCAGCGCTTGGAGCGATCTCGGTTGTAGCGCCAGGGGCGTGTGCCGGGTCCGACAGCGACGACGACTCCACGTAACGGCCGGCCTCGCTTGACCACCGCCAGCACCTTCGAGGGGTTCCATTCGAGGGGCTTGACGAGGATGTGGTCTCGCAAGGGTCGGACGGTTGCGTGCGCCGGGAGAGCGTTGGGAGCTTGCCGTTCGCCAAAGTTGATCCCGGAGCTTTCAAGCTGCTGGAGCATCGTCACTCGTGAATCGACCGTTAGTGGCGCGGCGGGCCTGCCTGGCTGCAATCATCCGCTGAGCAGAGCGATTGACCTTCGGACCCATGAACCGGCGCATGAACTGCGCGAGGTTCTCTTTCTCAGCCGGGCTCGTCGTTGGCTTTTTCATCGCCGGGACGATGCGCGTGGAAATGATGGGCCATTTCACTCTTGTGCGAAGGCTTCACACTCAATTCATGGCGGAATCCATAAGGCACGCCGGGTTGACCGGAGTGCGTTTCCTTATTCTTGCCGCCAGATGTCGTCGAGGTCGCCGGAGGCTTCATCGGCGGCGACGGACGCCGGGAAGGGTGTTTGTCAACCGCCATTGTGGATACTCCAAAGTCACGATCGTGACCATGCGCTTTTGGCTACGTGCTTCACTCTGGCAACTCTACCAGCATGCTTGATCGTAGCGGTTTAAAGCCGCATTTCAACTTTAAAGCCGCATTAAACGCGAAGGAGCACTTTCAACTGCCAACGTGCGCGGTTGAGACATTCGCGGTAATACCGCTCGCGTTCGCTATCACTTACCCCACAGTCGATAACCGCGCGCACAATTCGCATCCGTCGCGGCTCGTGTACGAAGCAATACTCCGCTTCGACGACCCGCCATTCCGGTAGTTCAAGCGCATGCACTGCATGGCGCGTGGCGCTGACACCCTCAGGCTCGACAACCCCGGTCGGGATAGTGCTACCAGGATGGCAGTCGTTCGACGGCCGCCCCGTTACCCACGTCGATGCGAATCCTCCTGGGTAGCGATGCTCCCATTCTCCCCATTGCAGCAACATCGCGTGAACGCGCCATAGCCGCTGCGAGAGCCGGCGATGAACTTCCGACTTCTCATCATCTGCGGTTGTCATGACTGCGACCATTAGACCCTCGTTCCCCCGATTTGATATCGGCCAAAGTACGTCTCCACCACCATGCTGGAGATGTAGCGCGGCCTCATGGCCTTGGCCCGCTCTCGAGCCAGCCAGCGGCGCAGATGGTTGCTGCCCCCTCTCAGGGGCACTGGCACCGCGCGCAGAGG